ATTTGGATGCCGTACTTTTTACTGTTGCAGGCACATCCTTTTTTGCAACAGGCTTTGGCTTTCCCGGTAATATCTCCCCTACATCTTCGGTTTCTTTAAAACCAAATTTAGTAATTGCTTTTTGAACATTATCGTCTGTACCGTATTTTTCTAATAATTGATCATAAGAAAAACTAGTTCCGTTGTATGAATATTTTTTAGGCATATTTATTATATTTAATTATTATTGTAGATCAGGTAAACCGCCTGTTTCTTGTACTCTTTTTTGTTCGGGGGTATACTTCCTTTTGTTTAATAAATTTCTTAATTCTGCAGCAGTATATGTTTTTCCATTTTTATCAATTATTTTATATCGGTTTGTAGCTTTTATTTTTGCGTAACTAAAGCTATTATCTAATTCAGGCACCTCTATAATTTCATTTAAATCAGACTTACCGTCTATTAATTTTTTAAATTGTTGGCTAACTTCTTTTTTACGATCTATATCAAACGCGGGTGAACCGCTAGTATTTACAACTTTTTTACCTTTAGAAACTTCTGTTGCTTCAGGATCCTGAAAAATTTGAACTCCACTATCCTCTTTTAATAAATCTTGTGTATGTTTAACTTGAGTATTCCAAAAATGTTCTTTATAATTTTTTAAAAAATTAGCTTTATCTTCATCGTTTAAAGCCTTGGTTGGGTTAAGAGTCGGAGCATCTTTTATAGTTTTATCTAAAATGTTATTATTATATATTACAATTTCACTATCTGACATTCCAGCAACACGCGATTTTAATAATACATTAAGATCAGTATTGCCCATAACTTTAGCCTTATCAACTTTTGCAACTAATTTATAAGCACCAGGTTGACCTCCAATATATTCTTTTTGATAATCAATCTTGCCTAATTTGTTTGTAAGCAGCATGGGTTCAGTTAAACGACCTGTAGATTCTTTTACCTCTTCTCCTTTAACGGTTTGAGTTTTAGTTTCAAAAACGGCATTTACTGTATTTTTAAGTTTTTCATTTGAAACAGACATATCTGGAACAGATCTAATAAAATCCCCATCTCCATAATAATCTAACTCCTTCATTTTATTAGCGTAATATCTTTTAATAGGAGTTGTATTTCCTTTTTCATAGATTTCCCACACTAATTTATCAGGGTCATTATCTTCGTATACAGCTTTTTTAGACCCCGGTAATCTACCTTCCATAATGTTAATAGCTCTAACGTCCCCTACAGGCATATCTGTACTAAGTCCGCCTTCTGTTCCTGCTGGCTTTAGCATTACAGTTTGTAATTTATTAGAATAAGAATCAAATTCCCCTAAACTATCAGTAAATCCTGATACAGTGCCGTTTATTTTAGCAAGTTTAGCAATAGCGGCTTGCCTATCCGATATAGTGCCGCTTAATAATCCCGACTTAAGTTTAACAGCCTCTTGTATAAGTGGTTCAAATGTAGCAGACAAATCTAGTTCCTTGTTCCCTTGCTGGGATTCGTTCATTTTAGTTCTTAAAGCCAAAGCATAGTCTTCTACTTCTTTTTGGTTGGCCTGTAACTGCTTAGCATTGATCTCTTGTTGCTTCTTTAATTCTTTTTGAACTTCGGCCTCTCTGGCAGCATAGGTTTGAGCATAACCAGAGAAAGCTCCGGCTACAGTTGCCTGTAAGTTTCTTATATGCTGCCCTGATTGCGTATCTACTATTTGTTCTGGATTTTCGTATGCTCCCATTTATTATATTTGTTTAAATTATTTAACAGGCCATGCTGCTACATTACCGCTTCTACTACTAAATGAACCCGCTGCAGATGCTCCAGTGCCGCTATTCGCAGCCCCGCCACCCATAGCGCCCATAAGTGACCCTGCGGTAGAAGCTAATCCACCAATCATACCTGTTATCGCACCGGTTCTATCCGCTCTAGCTTGCATCTCTTGAGCCTGCGCTCCCCCTAATTGACCCGCAACTCTATTCATTTTAGCTATTTCTCTACCTTCTCTTGTTTCAAACATGAACGATTTGCCTCTAGCCTCAGCCTCTTGTACTCTTTGCGCTTCTGATATTTGCACCCCTTGAATTCTTTGAGCCTCTGACATTTTCATTTGTTGCAATTGTTGTTCTCCTTGAGCTCTTAATTTTTCATTACCAGCTTCTTGTTGTTCAATATTTGCAGAGATTCCTTGCTTAGATTTTAAAGCTGCCTGGGCTAAAGCTGTAGCTCCGCCTGCACTTGCCCCAGTTTCTTTCAATGTATCTAAAGTATTTGCTAAAGACATATCAACTTGCTCTGCCTCAAATTTAGCTGCCTGTGTAGCTACGCCTAAACTAGCAAATGGATTAGAAAGAGACCCGGATAAATCTTTAGCAATGCCGCTAATGTCTTTAACTCCAGCGTATGGATTTATAATTGCTTGTCTACTTGCTTCCAAACTATTTAATTCTTTTTGTAATCTATCTTTTTCTTGAGCTGCTCTTCTAGCTGCTTTTGACGCGGCACTAGCCCCGAATAAGCCTCCTAAAATTTGGACTCCACCCGATATTGCGGCCGCAGCTATTAATGGAAATGGCATAGTTTATTTATTTAAAGTTTATATTTTTTTTTATCTAATATGATGATTCTACATAATTTGATGACACTGCAAATAATTCCGCTGCAGCCGGGGTTGAAGTATTTACAAATACCATTTTGACTGTGGAGAAAAATCCTTTTATACCATTCATAGAATTACCATAAACAACTTCGCCATAAGTCGGTGGAGTATTATTTATAATAGTACCAAAATATTTGTTTTCTTTTCTTTTAAAATTATTTGTAAATAATTGATTTTCTATTTCCGCTAATGTCAATGCATTTGATGATTTTAATATTGGCATTGCAGTATCTGAATTTGAATATAATTCTGATAATGCCCATCCAGTGGATCCTTCATAATTTAGCGTATTGAAGTTCTTAGACATGGAAACTTCAGGATTAAATATTAAAGTAACATTGGCATCATATTGAGTATTATAAAAATTACAATAGTTTACTAATGTTGTAACTGGATCTGCATAATGTTTCCATATATTACCATTCTTAAATGTATAGAAATTATTTCTTAAACTTCCAGATAAATCTGGTTTAAATGAAAACCTACTTGTCCAGCCTGTACAATCTTCATCAAATGACAATGTTTGATATTCCGCTGTATTAGGCGGTTGCAATGATAAAACATATTGCTTGTTATACATATCCCATCCGCCAACTACACTACCAGAACTACCAATTGATGATAAATTATCTCTAAAGTAATCTAACATTCCATATGCTGATATTTCAGTTATACCATCTTGGGATAATCTTAATACAGAACCTTGGTTTTTATCAGTAAAGTATTTTCTGTACCCGTAAACGGCAAAACTTTCTGGATTAGTACTTATGCCATAGTTACCTGCATATTGTTGAACCTGGCCGATTACTTGAGATCCAGACGTAGTGATTGGTTGGCCTTCTGCAGAATAAATTGCGTCTTTGTCAATTAATGCCCTACTTACTTTAGATTCTTGGAATATAATTAAGTTTGTGTCTTCAGCATATAATTTTTGTATTGATCCAACAGATGGATCTACACTTCTGGTTATATCTTCACCAACTGAAAATTGATTTGTATTGTTTACTCCAGTTCTAGAATTAAATACTCCGGAATATATTAAAGAACTTTTTCTATGCTGCTGATTAATATTATCTTCAACAATATAAGCTTTAACACCGAGATCTACGTTTGTATTATTGTATCCTCCGCGTATTCTAGCTTCTTCTATATACCAATCCGTTAATCCTGCATCATATGCTGCAGGTATATATGTAAAATCTTGTATTGGGCCAAAGGATAATTCAGTGGCATCGTCTATTGTAACCGATTCACTTAATATAAATGTTTTATTATCAATTTTTTTATAAATTACCGGCAACGGTGATTCAGCTTCAAACCATGTAACTGTTTGCCCGACCCCTATATTTATATTATCTTCAGTCAAGACTATAGTTGTACTACTAGCTGCGACGTCTAAAATACCTTTAGTATTTTCTACCTCTACTATTGTATCGAGTTTCTTTAACCAGAAAGAGTTAAAGTATTTTAATTCTAATATTGCTGCCATACTTTATAATCACGTATTTATAGTGTTTTTATTTTAATCATAGTCTTTTACGGGTTATTAGACACGTAGTACATGTTGTAACTATAATTTTCAACAGGAACTATTAGTCCTGAATTTGCTGGTTTTTGTCCCTCCCAAGATGTTTGTACATTTGGATAAGGAACTATTTGATCTATAACTTCTCCTACTATACTAAATTTAGCACAATAATATGGATATTTACTGTATTTTAGAGGCCCAGCGACAAATGTAACATTATTAGGATTATAATCTTTAGAAGTTTGGAAATTATAAAATCTATCTGCCACAGGCGGTATCCATTTTTGAGTAAATGCCGAATCTGTGTATAACCTTTTTATCTCTGTTCCTTCTTCTGTGTTTGCATATAATACACCTATCGACGGAGGATCAGTTTGAACCACTGTTTCAACCTTAATATTACCATCTACTAAATCACCAGGTACGCTTCCGCTATAAGGGGATAATAATTGTAAAGCAATTTTGCTAGGATTATTATCAACATTTATTCCCGTAACGTATCCAGTAAATGTAGAAACGGTTGAAGATGTAAAAGTGTAAAACAATCCAGGTACAATTTGTTCATTAGCTGTGGTTAAAATAAGTTTAACCGATTCATCTAAAGGCAATATTATTCCTGAATTAACGCCGTTTGTAAGCGAAATAAAATTTGTACCACGTATTGCGTCTTGTGTTGTATACGGAACCGCTGAGGTTTCACCCGGAATTAATGGATTAATATTGTATTCAGCTACACCTGTATAAAAAGAATAAGCGGTTGTTATTGGAGGTCTTGGTGGCGTAAATGGCAATGTTTGATCATAGCTATAATTTGCATCGTTACCATATATTCTAAGCCATGGGTTTGCCATATCAGCATTTGAGCGCTCCTGTATTAATTTAACCCCTACTGCATATTCATAAATGGCTGGGGAGATAGATTCGTCCACTTCAACCGTAAAAGAAGTTGTTAACTCTTGCGGTTGGCCAAAGATTGGTCCGCTACCGTCGTCTATAGTGGACACCACTAATGGCCCTATTCTATATATAGGAGGCGTAATTCCATAGTTATTTTCATTAGCACTTAAAACCCACGGATTTATTCCTCCAAGCGTGTATATTCTTTTATATAAATATATTTCACCTTCCGCTCTAATTGTAGCAAAACTTAATCCGCTACAAATGCTAGGAGCCCCTACCTGTAATTCTATGCTAAATCTATATTCACCTTTTTCTAATCCTAATGGCACTATAGGGCTAACGCCCGAAGCAGCTGCGTTTTTAACCTCTACATTTTCAACAAATTGATTATTTTCAACAACACATCCAGGGACTACAGGCACATAAGAGGAGTTTGCTCCAGCATTAGGGCCTATATAAGCTACGCCATAAACAGGTGTAGCGTTAGTTGGACCGCTACAAGGTATTGGGTTTGTTACAATATTACTTGCATAATTAGGTCTTAACCAAAATGGAACCGGATCGTCTCCAACATTTATTGTAAATGTTTTTTCATTAAATTTTGTACCAAAGTCTGTTCCTTCAACCGGCAATATTGCGCCCGTGCCAGTATTAACCGCGTCCTGTACTTTTATAACTAAATTATATATACCTATCGGTACGTTAGGATTTATTAAAGATAATTCTCCTGTATATTCACTTAAAAGAAAAGAAGAAGTAGTATCTCCACTAACTATAGTCCATTTTAATCCTGTTTTTACGCCTGTTGGCGGGACAGGAGGTGGTCCTAGCGGATCAAAATACGCTCCGTTTACAGCATCCAAAGTTACAATACTTGTTGTATCTTGGGTTATATTATAAAGCGTCTCTGTAGTTCTTATCTCGGGAGCGATGTTGCCTAATCTACCAGTGATAGTTAATTGAGTTGCTGTGGAAGGATCAGTGTTGTCTTGTACATTAAATACAAAAGTATAATTTTCCGCGGTAGCCGCATTGTTATTAAATACAAATCTAGAAAGAATTTTTAATTTAAATTTATTAACCGGTCCAATAATTGTTTCAAGACCAAATTCAGCAGTCCTGTCTAAAGCAGGCGGCCCAGTATTATCCGTTACTGATAATAAAGTAACTGATGTATTCGCCAAAGGAAATACATTCTGATCTAATACGTAGAATTCACTTGTTATATATTTTGAATTAGGATCCCCGTAATTATTAGGACCTAAGTCTGTTCCTAAAGGGTTTTGATTTTCAAATTGACGATACACAAGTTCTCCAAAACTTGACGGACCTTCAAAACCGGTTAACACGTCGGCGTTTAAATCTGATATTAATCCTGTTGTAGCAGTTTCCCAAAATAATTCTAATAAACTCTGTTCTGGCCTTGTTTCATATACTCCTAAAAATGGTATCATATCAGCAGCAATTACTCCCATTTTATTAACAGTGGAAACTCTACCTATTAGAGGTTTCGTTTGTAATTGATAAAAATTTAAACCTGCTGTTCCGCTTAAATTATCTTCAGAACTGTCTAAAAAATTAAATTCATCCGCAGACGCAATAGATATTACAGTATCTGCTTTCCTAGTAGGAAAATATTGTCTATTTTCTGCTCTAGTAATTATAAAAGTTCTATAATCACCACTACCCGGCTGAGGGGATGGAATTGGATTTTGTGCTGCTTGCAATACCCAGTTAGGTGAAGATATTGTTATAGTTCCTATAGTTCCTACAATTACATTAGACACTACCACTGTATCGCCTAGCCATCTATAAAGGTTAGGCATTGTACCACCCGTAGTAGTTCCGGAAACTGTATTAGGAGCGGGCGTATTAGCCTCAACACATTGAATACCATCACCAGGTTTTATTAATGAGTAATCTCCCTGACCTGGCGTTACTAATGGGTCTATACTATATTCTATAGTTCTTACTTTTGCAGAATAAGCCGGCCATGTAGGTGAATTTCCTTTTATTATAATATTTGCTTCTGTATTTTCTACCCTTCCGTATAATTGAACACTACTTCTATATTGTTTTTGGTCAGGACCAACCTCTGATAAATCTCTTGGAACTTTATTAATATTGTCATTAATCAATACAATATGAGATGTATTACCAGTTTCACTTACTGGAAATTGCGTAGTATTTATACCGTTTTCTAATGTTGAAGTTGCGGTAGGCCCAATACCTGAATATACGACTTGAGACCCTGAGGTTTGGCTTTTAGGATACCCGTTTAACATACCGGGCAAATATACATTATAGTAATCTTGCTCTTGTTGCTTTACAACTATTTTATATGAATACCAACCAATAGGATTGTATTCGTAAACAAATTTAATATCTTTTATGCCTCCTGCTTGAGACACATATTTATATATATCACCAACTCTACCGCTTGTAGTTATTGTGTACTCATTAGGGTTTACTGTAGGTATTGGATTTGATAAAACTTTAACGTAATCTGTATAAAAGCCCCTCATTATATTACCATTAACTGGAGGTGTATTTAATGTAGCCGTTGTATCTAAAGTATATTTATATGTTGTATCGGTTATTGTTGACGCTGTAATTGCAAAACCAAAATTTGACGTTGCTATTGCATACAAACCTGGCGTACCACTTGGAATAGATCTTGCTTGATCTATTGGGGCGTTTAAATATAATATTAAGGCATCTCCGAACCAAGATCGTACATCTGTAAACAAAAGTGTATCTTCATAGCCTGAATATACTGTAGAACCTTTAGCAAAATTACCACCGCCAATATTTGTACTTGTTAAATCCACAGTTGATAATATAACCGGGGATTGTCTTCCAAATTTATCAGCCAATACAAATCCTACCTGATAATTTCTATTCTTTTTTAATGTATGATTTGGGTATTCTATAAAATTAGTTCCTACGGAAGATTTAGTTTGAACCGACATATTATAATTTATAGAAGATAAACAAGTATATTTATCAAAATAATTACCATAAATTATTCTATTCCCAGCGGACTCCTGTGCCTTTGCTCTAACAGGTACTTTATCATATACTCTTACTGTCTGGTCTTCTGGTAATGTTTTATATGGTTTTTGAGATTGATATGGTTGTATATAATAATTATTATTAGTATTGTCTAAAGTGTTTATAGCTGATATAGGAATTGTTTCAAAAACTTTAATAGCATTTGAATCGGACTCTTTATATAAAATATCAACTTCTTGTATTTTATAACTATTATTTAAATTACCTACTTTGTCAGGAAATGGAACAATTAATTCTATGTTGTTTATATTATTTTCAAACCAATTTAAAATGGTACTTCTATAAGCATCTGTTTCATTACCTGCAATAAAATAACCTTTTTGTTTTGGTATATAAGCTATTTGAGTGAATGGAGCCATTAAAGAATATTCATTATCATCGTATTTAAAACGATAACTAAATCTAACATATTTATCTTCTAAGAATGCAGGATCCCCGGGCCATGTAGGGACACTAGATTTATCGGACATGGTAGATATTAAGAATGTTAATATATAATTATTATTTATATCAGTTGTTGGTTGATATAATGTTAATGTTGTATTGCTCATGCTTACTACAGTAGCATAATCTGATCCATCTAAAAACTGAACCCCACTTGAGGAATTTGATAATACTGTTGCTCCAGGTTGTATTGCTCCTAAGTAAGGATACTTTAATGTAATTGACACTGTACCTGCAGTAAATATGACAGTTGAGGATACTTGTATACTTGTAGGACTAACTATAGAAGTAATAATAATTTGCCCTAAACCAAAAGAGCCGGTTCCATTAGTACCACCAACGACATCTCCAATTGAAAAATTAGCAAATCCATTTGTAACTGCTGTAGTTATTTTTGCTGTATAAGGTGCAGGTGGCCCGCCGGACACCGTATCTATAGTACATGCAAGACTGCTCATATTTGATAAACCCCAAGTATCACCTGCTCCAGAAACTACGGTTGCGGTTTCTTTTTTATACATTGTTATAGGATCTATAGGAGCATACTTTGCGACTGAGATCTGTTCTTCTGTAGTATAATATGTTGGTATTGTTAAATTATTAGGATTTGCTAAATTAACATTTATTTTTCTAGGTTGATTTCTATTATCAGTCCAAAATAATAATCCTTCAACTAAATTTACTCCGGTTATTCTAAACTGAGTATTCTTAGCAAAATTTAAAAATAGTCCTTCTACTAATATTACATAAGAAACCGGATCACTTAGGTTATATACTACTATTCGTATTGTCTTACCCTCTGGAGGATATGTAATTTCATTAGGAATTTCATCCTCGTAATCGGTTAAGAATTGAAATATGCGATTATTTTGGTTGTCCATAAAAAACCCAATGCATTCTAAACCTGGTATATAATTTGGATTGATTGTAGTAGTTCCGGGAATAAATTCTGTATTGGTTGTTAATGGCATTCTTTCATTACCATATACGTTTTGTAATACCCCAATATTATTTGCTTCAGATTTACCTACTTCAATATTTAACGCGTCTCTATATTGATCATTAGGAATAAGCCGATCATCTAGATCTTTATTCATCTTAGACGATATAAAACTATTTTTTATTTCTGCCATTTAATTTTAGTGTTTAATCCATTTAGATTTTCCTCTCATAACCTGGGTAATTTCTTCTAACTTGATGTTAGATAATCTTATTTTTGTATTACGTAACATTGCAGAACGTTCGCGTTTAAATCTTTGAACTATGTATTCTTGTACATTACTTCTAGTAGAAAGTATACTATATAAAATATGCAAGTACATAGCCTCTTCAGCCATTTTAGGTATCCTAGTATCTAAATCATAAGCTAAACCGTCTGATATATATTCTAAGATTATTAAGGAACCCACAAGATCACTACTAAATGAAAATTTATTTTCTCTTTCATTAATTGTAAATGTTCCATTAATATTTGAATACTGCGGATCAAGACCGTATCTTTCTCCATAATATCCGCCATACCCGTAGTTATTATATCCATACTCAAGACCTCCTTGAAATGAATTTAAAGCATTTGCAATGTTACCCACATTGTTAGAATTCCAACGTTTATCAATTATAGGGGTGCCTTCAATATTATCTCCAAAGTTATCCTGGATAGGTACACCTAAAAAGTCTTGTATTGGAGTTTGAGTTGGATTGCTAGTTAACGTAGTTGGGTATATTATATGCTTGACGCCAGCGTTGTCAACCCAGGACATCTTAACATAGTTAACATAATCTTGAGGTATTGCCAAACTTAGACTTGGAGGTATTGTTAATTCTTGTGATTTAATGCTTTTTAAAGTATCATAACTAAATTCTTGTAATCCTCGTTTCGCATGAAATATAACATCGGTTCTTTTTACATCCGCAATTAATTTTCCGGCTCCTACATAAGCAACTAAGAAATTATTTATAACATCGTTTAAAGTTATATAAGCATATCCTCCATAATTATTTTCTACAGTATTTCCATAAGCATAACTTCCTGGTACTAAAGGGTCGCCATAATTACCGCCGTCTAGTGTTTTTAATTGAACAACAACATAAGTTCCTATAGTCCAATATATTGGATTTATATTGTATATTGTATTGCCTACAACATTGTATTCCGTACTAGGAATAAGGTTATTACCAAGTACCTCTTGAAAATCTCCTGGAAGCCCAGTAGAGTTAATATATAATTTAAAGTTATTTAAAGCGTAATTAGGATCGTTTGGGTCGTCGCTTCCAAATATTAAGTCTGTATTAAATGTAGTTGTAAAGCTAGTAGTTGGTTGCGGGGGTCCTATTCCAGTAGTATTTTGATCTACTACTTGAAAACCTTGTGCTCCTTCGTAATATTGTCTATTTGTTTCGGTAATTAAACCATTATTAGGTATCGGCATTTTTTATTAGCTTTTTGAATTAATATTATTTGCTTGTGCTTGCTGAGCCGCTATTTGTACAATTTGTGGGTCCTCAATAACTATACCTGAATAAAGTAATATTCTAGTTATTAAATTAGTTTGTTCTGTTGGGTGTAATTCAAAATCAACACTAGGATTTGTAGTACTAGTAGGAGGGCTATAAATATATTGTTGGTTTGCGCCTAGCGTAAAATTCCATATTGGATCTGCTGGCTTTCTAATATAGGTACAAGTAATCCCAGTAGTTATCGTTGTTGGATATACCTTTATTATAAAGTCTTTAAAAGTATATACTGGCCAATACGGTGAAGGTTTAGTAATTGGCGATAGGTTTAATTCTAATAGTTCATTTGGTTGAACATATTGAATTTCTTTGTCATCATTATATATTACAGTACCTAATTTATAAAAATCAGTTACTGCTGGAATATTAAGTATTCCTGGAACACTAAATCCACCTGCTGTAGGTAAACAAGTTCCGTCTGTTTGAAAGATTGCAATCTTTTGCTGTAGATTTTTAACACGATCACTATATTCCGTATCATTATCCGGTACGCGAATTTGTTGATTTAGACTTTCAAAATATTCGTTAAATATTTCTAATTGAACTTGTGTTGCTGTTTTATTAAATTCATCAGGAGTTATATAACCTCTTTGCTCCTTATTCAAGATTAATAAAACAGTTCTATAAACCGTATTTACACTTACTGCCATCTGTTATTTTTATTATAATATTAAGGCGGTAACCTCAGCCACCGCCTATATATTAGTATTACGTATTATTCAAATTTTTTCGCTATTGATTGGTAGATCTCAACGCCCTCATCGGTCTTGAAGAATGCTGCCATAGCGGAATAAGGATTTTCATCAAATGGAACGGTCATCAATTTCTTACCGTTACTCGCCCATTTAAAATCTCTTTGATCTTGTGATAGTTTGATAATATTTGCTTCACATGCTTTAATCGCAAAATTACGAAGTTGCACATTTTCATCATTAGCCAGTTCTATGAACAAACTAGGATTGCTTCTAGCAAATAGTAACAAATCTCTTTTTATCTCCTTAGAAGTCATCTTAGATGCCTTAGATCCTACCTCAACACGTATAATCGCTTCAGCTTGATCTATATCCATACCCATTGCAGCTGTCATTGCTTCAACTTGTAATTCTAAAATATCCAATTCATTTGTCGCTTTTTGAACAGCGCTAAACTCACGGTATTTTTTGTTTAACATTGGGTGATATAAAGATAATAATTTTTGTAAGTTTTGTTTTTCTTTTGGCACAGTTAATGTACCATTTTTAAGCATAATATGCCCTAAGGTAGCTTCTCCTTTTTGTTCATCCATAAATGGAGAATTTTGGTTAGTTGCATATCTTAATTCTTTTTGCTCTTGAGTTACCGGATCAAACCATAATAACGGGAACCTTCTTGAGTGTCTTGAAGATAATGTATAAGTTAGTGGGTTATGAGCACCCATTAATAGATAAGTTCTATCTTTTATTTCCCAGCTATCTGAGGCAATTGTTTTTTCTTTTGACATGATATAATATAATTAATTAATTGTTTTTATTAAAAGTAAAAGTTACCCCCGTAATTACAACAGGGGTAAAATTTACAATGTGTATTCTAACTAGATTACTGAAGTAAACAACACAAAGTTGTTAGCTCCTTGTACGCATAAACATCTTTCAGACAAGAAGTTTACCTCCATTGCATCAAGATCAGATGTGTAAGCTCCTCCAACAGATCCAGTTACCCATGATTTCATTCTTCTATCATCAGCTTGTGCAGCTCTATAACGAACGTGTAAGAATGGTCTACGGATATTAGTTCCTAAGATTTGATCGTAAACTGTAGAAGTTCCAGCGGGAACCAAGATACCATCAATACCAGAATTTGCAACAGCTCCACGAGTAGATGCATCATTTAAGTATTTCCAGTCAGTTTTGTAGAAATCGTAAGAACCTCTTCTGAATCCAGAGAATCCTAAGTTCAAAGCCATTTCTTCAGAGTTTTCAAACAAACCGTAAGCAACACCACCAGCAGCTCCAGAAGATAATGCAGCAAGCATATCATCAAAGTCAAGAGATGTTTCACGGTTTAAGAACAACATGTTTTCTTCGATAGCTCCTTGAGTATCTAAGTTTTTCAAGATTGAATCAAACTCAGTTAAACCCGCAGCAGCAGAGAAGTTATTCAATACATTACCTCTATCTTGAACAGCAGCAAATAAACCTTGAGTACCTTTAGCCCCAGCAACTGTTTTAGCCGCAGACGTTGCTGTAGCTAATTCACCCTCAACAACAGACATTTCAAGATAATCTTCAAAACGTAATCTTGTTTCAGATTCAGCTTTCAAATACCAGTAGAATCCACCAGCACCATCTTCAGTAGCAATTTCTACCCATCCTACTTGCGCAGTATCAGAACCATTAACAACATATTTGTTACGGATAATAATTGGAGAGTTAGAATATTGAGTGAAAGAAGGAGTAATGCTAGTATAGTTATCATTAGCTAAAGTAGAACCTTTTGCATATTCAGAACCATAAACAAAGATTTTTAAGCTATCCATATCATCAGTAAATGTTGCAGCAGCCAAAGTAGCAGCGGTATAAGGGGCAACGGTTAAATCACCTGTAGTAATATTACTAGCAGTAACAATAGCTTTTACCTCTAATCCTGTAGCAGGATTCATAATAACGATAGTTTGGTTGATTGAAATAACGTTTTGTACAAAATCAGCAGGATCCGCAGGAGTTAAATCTACTGGGATTCGCAAAGTATTTGCAGCAGCACTAACAACATCAACGCCAGTGTAAGCAACGTGTAATCTATTTTGTTCTGACCAAATAACTTGATCTGAAGACATTGGCATTTCTGCTCCTACCATACGCAAGAATCCAGAAAGAGTTCTGTTTCCGTAACGTTCTACTTCAGCTTCGTAGATTTCAGGTAAGTATTGCTGTGCGAAAGATGAAAAATCAGGATTAGTTGGATCCGTGAAATTCAAATAGTTTGTGTTTAGAGCTTGTTGCTTCTGAGAAGGAACTATACTTCCAAACGTAGGCGTAACATTTGCCATAATTGTTTAAGTTTTAATGGTTAAATTTTTTGATTTTTAATTTTGTAGAATCTACGCCGTTAATTGCTTTTACTTTTAATCCGTTAATAAAAATCTCACCAGAAGACGTTTGTCTTGGGGCAGTCGTAGTATTATTAGATTTTGCAACAACTTCTTTAATCGCATCGGCTTTACCTTGTTCATAAAAATGACTTGCAATAGTATCTATATTCTCAGCGCCATACATAGCTTTGTGATACCCTTTCAAATCTGTAACTTCACCTTTATCGTTTAAGAACTTCTTAACTAGGTTTGTAATGTTTGATTGTTTATCGGCCACAACGTCCGCATTCTGTACGCCATATCTAAAATTCTTTTCTCCTATCTTGAAATCAAAACCTTTGAAGTCTTGAGAGAAAAAACCCTTAGTATCGTCTTTAAACTTAGAGTGTTGTGTTTCCACGTATGTTTGTTCTTCATTGTATCGGTTAAAAAAGTCTGTAGCTTTTTGTTGTTCTTTGGTAACTCCGGGTCTTAACTTAATTTCCTCGTAGTATTTACCTTTAAGATCTTCTAAAAAGTTTTTAGCTTTTGCAACTTCTTCTTTGAATGCGAGTTTCTTTTTTCTGATGTCTCGCTCATCATCTTCGTCTTCGTCATAACTAAATTCATCCTCCATTAAGAAATCAATTTCTTCAGCGTCTAAATGTGGTCTTGACTTTTTATAATATTCTTTTAATAATTTTTCATTGCTAATAGAAGAGTAGTCAGCGTTTAATCTAATATAATCTTCAACTGTTCCACCGGTCTCTTCCATAAAAGAAACTAATTTCTCAATGTTTTCTGGCAATGGTTTCCCGTTTACCTCGGCTTTTTCAATAGCTCTATTTGTTTCTTCAATTAATGTCTCAGCAACAGTATTAACTTCTTCCTGGGTTATCTCTTGAATTACAGTAACTACTTCTTCTTGATTAACTTCATTAGCAACTTGGTGGTTGACGGTGTTTCCTTCGCCCACTTCTTGCAATCCCACTTTGGGCTCTTGATTGACCAACACGCTTTCATTTGTGCTTTGCTCTTGAACGGCATCTGGAACTATTTTAGTTGTTAAATCTACTTTTGAAACTACATTAGGTTTCTCTAACTTTTTCATAGGAGCTTTTCTTTTCTGAAGCTTAAACTCCCCTTCTTGTCTTACTTGTTCTGACATAATATAATAATATAAAATTGGTTAATAAAATTCTTTACATTCCGAATCCTGATAAATCATCATAAGAAGATTCAAAATCCTTAGGCATAGAATTATTTTTTCTTTGGTCTATTAATTCCGACTGTTGCGTGGCTTGTATTTTTGTTCTTTGATCTTTACGATCTTCTGCTTGTGTTTGTTTTTGTTGAGCGATACCTAATTGCACTTGGGCAAGTTGCATATCATACTCAAACTTCTGAGCCATCTTTTGTTTCTCAATCAATAACTCCTGTTGCATTCTTTGTATTTCAAATTGAGATTTGGATTGTAATATTTGAATCTCAGTTTGAGCTAACGCTTGTTGCTTTTGTACTTCTGCTAATGCAGCAGCTTCAGATGCTTGAGCATTTGCTTGTGCTTGCGCTTGTATATTTGCTTGTTGATCTGCTTGTGCTTTTTCTTGTTTCTTCTTTCTTTTATATTTTAAAGATTGATTAGCAAGTTTAAGATTTTTAATTTCTCTTAAATCAATAGCGTCTTCTAGGTCTATACTACCTGTCTGTAAAGACATTTGTATGTTTTGTTCTAATTGCGCTTTTTCTTCATCCTCTGGCTCTAACTCTAAGAAGATACCGAAGTCATGTAAGTTTAAGTTTACAATTTCTTTTAGTGTTTCTACATTAGATATAGATATACTCTCAATTAAGGATTGCCTTGTTAAAGGAAAGTTTAAAGAATCGCTAATCCTCAAGGATACATTCTCACATACTCTTAATGTTAAGAATAAACTAGCATCTTTAATATGACGAGTTGATGTATTTGAATTTGCAGCAGCCATCTTTTGTAATCCTACTAATGCGTCTCTATCCGGTGAACTACCATCTCTTGCTTCGTTTAATCCGGTTACATCGCGAATCATCTGTAAGTAATACTGGTAAGTAGATATTAAAGAACTTATCTTAGCATTACCTGACGATGTTTGTAATTCTTGAATTGGTACTTTGCCTGGGTTTTGTCCACCATCTTGTGATTGAGATCTACCAACAATACTACCGGTTTGGAAATACATATTCAAAGCTTCAGCAGCATTGTAATTTGTACCATTCCCTAAATCAACTTCTGCTAAACCATCTACATCTACAAAAACTCCATCTGGCACCATTCTAGATAGTACTTGTTGTAGTTTTAAATGCGTTAACTGAATCATATCAGCAAACGTAGTAATTCTACTTACTAAAGATTCAATTCTACCTTTATACATTCTAGGTGCACAAATCGCATAATTCATTTCTACTTTAGTAGTATCTGCATAAGGTCTAGTCATATTCTCTGCTAACTTCCATTCTAGCATTTTTTCAAATCCTAAAATCTTTGCTCCTGAATATAATACCTCAATTGTTCTAGATACTCTTTCAAAGTTATCACTTGTTGGCGGATTAAAAGTATCAGGTTTCTCTAACGCTTTCTCTAATCCTTGTTCTGTTTGTTTAATCTTAAATACTTGGTTTGAATAAGTTTTATATTCAAAGTAAAGTACTTGTACTGTATTATCGTTTTGATCTTGTCCATAATAATTACGAGTGTAATTAACATCTCCAGGATACTTTTCTATTTCTTTTAAATCCGCATCAGATAAATGTGGAAATTGTTTTTTCAATTCTTCTAAACTAATAGACTTAACTTCACCAACATAATAAATATCTTCAAAGTTTGGATCTTCAGTATAAGAATAAACCAATGATGCAGGATCTACCCAATCAATTGTAATACCATTCGCTGGGTTCCAATTTGTTTTTGCAGCTGCAATACCTAATACTGTTAAATCATAGTTTAGTCTTTTACTAACTAAATCGTATTTATTAGTATCTAATATCTGATTGATTACTTCTTCTTCTGCAATCTCAATAGATTGTTTATAATCTAATTGCAAGTGTACCTCAAGTTCTTCAGTTGTTTCCGGTAATTTACTTGGATCAAGACTATTATATAAATTAGCGCCTAACTTTGATTGAATCTCATCTAACAAATCTTTTGCCATCATATCTCTCAATATACCGGCGGCATAATCTGTTTTCTGTTTAGTTGCTTCTGGATCTTGGGCATAAGCTTTAATCTCATAACTCTTATTGCTTAAACCATTAACAACAATATCTACAAACTTAGGTATAACAGGAATTGGTTTCCAATCTAAATTAAGATAAGACAAGTCTCCATTTATAGATAATTCATCTTTATATTTTTGCACAGGTTGTTCTCCTCTTGCATAAAGTCTAAGTCTATGAAAGTTTTGCCAGTTAGATCCCCAACGGTTTCCAACTCCACCGCCAACGCGATCTCCTCTAAACCATTCGTTTTCAATAGCTCGGCCAACTAAAGCGCCATATTCATAACTTTGTTTTTCTTCATCAGGCACCACCTGGCTAGGGAAAGAACTATTATTATTTGTATAAATCATCTATTATATTATTTTTGAACTATGACCATCATTATTATATCTTTTAAATCCTAAAGAAACTGCATCTTTTTGAAAGCTACTTGTTGGTGTATACATGTGTTTATTACACGCCATTATAGCTAAGCCTGAACTAATGGAGGCATCGTGCTTTGTTCTATCGTTTATATTAAATCTAGCCCAATCTTCTAATGTTTTTTGAAAATACATATCTCCATGAGAATCAGTATTATAACCAACAAAATTTTCTATATAGGTTTCTATTGCCGCCGCATGAGCTTGAATAATATCTTGTCCAGAGTTTGGTATTCCGCCAATTTCTTTTTCAGCTGGAGATAATTTGTTCCAAATTTTATCAGGTCTATTCATTGAGAATCCTCTGTACCCTCTTCTTTTAAAATGGTATAATAGTCTTGCTTTGTTATTTTCAGCCAAAATAGGCATACCGTAAAACACACAAGCCATTAGTATTTCTTCAAAGAAAATTTCTGCGGTTTGTGGTCTTGCAATATATTCAAGGAAGAAATGGTTAGGAGGCACATCTTCCATAGAGAATTTAGTTAATCCATGTAAAGCTCCATTCGAACCTCTATTATCTACTGTTCCCGATATATCGTAACTATCACAACCAAATGCCCCACAATGTTCATTGCCTGGATATTTGTAACCATCTTTTATTATTACGCGGTTTTGCAGATGTTTAGCGGGAACCCACGAAATTAAAAATCTACCATCTTTGTTTGGATAAAAATCTACTTTAGAATCTAATATACCATTTGACCATTGGAAACTACCGCGAGTTAAAACCCCAGTATTTCTTAAGTCATCATTGTAATCAATCTGTTCGTATATCTTAGTAAGATTGAATAATGATTGTTTTGTTTCGTCTCTAAATGCGTGTTGCTCTGTTCTTGGAAATTGTCTGTAATATTCATTTAATCCATCTGAATCAGACTTTAAACCGTCCACTTCATTTTGCCAATGCTCAATAACTCCACAGTCTATTTCATTTCCGTCAACTCCTTTGATTGGTTTTTCTGGAGTATCGAACACAGGTAAGCCATAAGTATCAATGAATCCCTCGAACGACCATTCCATAGGTATGAACAAACTATATAATCCTGAGCTAGTCTGTCCGTTGCGGTTCCTTTTTTCAACGTCTGAGTCATAATAAAGTTTTTTATAATTAGATCCACCTTTGTCTAAAGCATTTGATGTAGAACCCATCATGCATTTACCTACAATCTTACTACCTAATCTTAAACAAGTTTTAGTAACACGCCAGTTGTTAAGGATATTATCAGGTTTCAACCATTTAGCGGCCTCATCCTGAACTAATATTTTTAATTTTTCACCATCATAACTATTGTCTCCGGTATTTTTCCAGTCAATAGTTGTATCTAAGCCTGCTAATTCATCCGCAGACTCGCTGTTATCTAACTTCCTTCTTGTAAACTTTGAAGCAGGTACTCGATATGCAAGCTCTGTTTTAGGTCTATCCATACCATCTTGGATAGGTTTAAAAAAGAAAGGATAGTTAAGCGATATAGGCACAACCTTATCGGTAAACATTGTCTTAGCATCAGACCCAGTCTTTGATAATATACCAAACCTAGAATCGCTAGACATCGTAGCTATGTTAACCAACTCTGCAGATGACATAAATGAAAATCCGGAACGTCTATTCTTTAAATAACACATCCCATAACATCTACTATCCGCTTTACAAGCCTCCCAGAATATAAAGAATAATCTATTAGACTCTCTAAAATCTGGTGCGCCTACGTCAATCTTACTCCATTGCAAGTACATATAATGTGTACCGGTTATATATGTTGGAACGCCATTACTATAAAATGAAAAGCCATCGTCTCTATATTTGAACTCGTTGTCTATATAGTCGTAATGCTTCTCTTTAAATGTATCGGGATATTTATTCCAATCAAATACATTCTTTATTTTTTCTAACTCCTTAGGAACGTCTAATTGCTTCCAGTATTGTTGTTCTTTTTTATCAGATCTTTTATATGAATTTTCTAGTAATGGTAATGCTATTTTTAGATTTTGGATTTCAATAATTTCACCAATCTTTCCAGTCTTACTAATAACAACCACATCATGGTCTTTATTATATCCATATTTCCAATTGTTATAACGATTTGTTTTCTTTATGATACCAGGTTTTATGTGATCTGGCAGTACTCTGTAAAGTGTTTGCTCGTACATTATCTAGATCTCCCTTCTGCAAATCCTTTAAATACTTTGGTATTAGGATCCTTTTCGCTTTCTTCTAACATTCTTTCTTCTTCTTCTATTCTATTAAGAATTTCAAAAGCATCAAAGATCGCTAGCTTTTTTGTAGCAGCGGCATTCTTTAATTTGTCTGCGCTTAAATCATCTTCCCCGTTATTTAATATCGCTTCTTCAGCAACTTTAATTAATTCAAGAACTGCTTTATGCCCCGCGGCCACAATATTCCTCTTCGTCTCCTTTATATCCATACTTAATAACAATATCATTAGATTTCATACAATATAATCTCTGGTTATCTATAATGAATTCATATTCTCCAAAAGGAGTATAACCCACTAAGTCTCCAGGATTGATTTCTAGCTCTTTTAAAGAGTCATTACCATATTTTAATATACCAATAAGTCTACGCTCTTTATCAAGCTTTAAATGGTCTATATTTTTTAATGGTTTAACAAAACATCTATCCCCAAATGATTTCCATTGTGTATCTGTTTTGTACAGGTAGATTTGGTCTGAACTACAGAAGTATAAATCTTCTTTAAAGTACGATCTACTATTTTTTTGTTTACCCTTCATATCATAAAATCGTCTAAAGACATTATGATGTATGATTACGGTATCGCCTACTTTTATATCTGTTTTATACGCTAAAGGTATTGAAACCACTTCTGCCATATTATTAACAGATTTAAAACTTTCTATCTTAGTATTGAGTATTAATTCTTTGCCTTCAACCTCAATACTATTTTCATATCTATTCCCTATAGGTTTAACTATGAAGTCAAAAACGCCGGTCACTTTAATATTCTAAATCGTATTCGACCGCAATGCTCATGTTTGAATTAAACTTCTTCCACGGCATTACTTCGTCATCTTTTTTAATAAATATATTATATGAACTGTCTTCTTCTTCTAATAATATATGTGAGATTTCATGCCCTCCATAAACATTTTGTCCTACAGAATAATGCATAGCGTTATCCTTATAGTCCGAACCAATGCTTATCTTACGAATAACAGAACTCATTACTTTGTTTCTGGTTTTTCAATTTCAGCATACGAGCCATCTTCTAAATTAATATTGATTGCCCCATATTCTGATTCTAACTCAGATTTAAACTCCTCAATTGATTGATTCAAATCTGCTAATTGGTGTAGGAATCCATGTTTTTGAGACTCCAATACTCCAATGTTTGATAGGATTGCTGATAAATCTTTTTGTTGGGCAACTACCTTGTTTAACTGTTCCTGTGTAATTTGTTTTACTACTTCCATTTTTATTTAATTTGATTGTTAATTAGTAGCAACGTATCAGAGTCGAACTGATTTAAGCGGGCTTATGAGACCCGTGAGATACCTTACCTCCCACCTGCTATTTACGTATTTAATTACGTAATTATATTGTTATTTATCATAAAACTCTCTGGTATATATCC